GGCCCCCCCCCTATTAGCTGTTAGCTGTTACTATTAACTGTTGCAGCTGTAGCTGTTGACTCCCACCCCCTCCGGCTGATGAATCAGAGTATAAAGTAGGGAATTGTTATAGTCAATAGATCAGGAGAAAAAGGGGGATTCCAGGGTTATTTGCGCGGATTACGCCGGCGTAACCGGGGGAAGAAACCCATCCTCAGCCCCTCCTCAGCCCCCCCCCCCTCCGCACCTCAGCCCGGCCCCATTCGGCCCCGCTGGAGCGTAGCGACCTCCCGCGCAGGCCTCCGCTGCCCCCTTTCCTTCGCTCTCCCCAGCAGATGCTACAAGGGGCCGCTGCTGCTGTTACTTGGGGGAAGGTCGCTCCGCTCCAGCCAGCTCTCGCGCTCTCGCTCCCCTTCAGCTCTTCCACGCACCCCTTGCACGCTGGCCTCACCCGTGCCACTATGGCCTTTCTCGCGGAATTTCCCGCTTCACTCGCACCAACCAGCAACCGAAAAGGAGATAAAAATGATCACATACCTGCAACTTGGAGACCTGGGGGAGGACGTCCAGGCGGAGGTCAGCTACGACTTCTTCCCCTCCCGTGAAGATCCAGTCAGTGGCCTCAGACTAAAAATCTTCGGACAGTGGGGATCCCCGGTTTCTTGGGGTCTTACTGAACCCGCCCAAGACCGCATAATCACGCAGATTATCGAGCGTGAGAACAGGCTGAGGGAGATTTAACCCACGATGTCTGCCCTTACTCCCACGCCTTACGCCTCTTATGGGGAACTGCAGCAGGAAAATGCAAGCCTCCGAAGCCAGCTGGAGGCGCACCAGTGGCGGGCTGTGCAGGACTGCCCTCCTCCAGCTGGCTGCACCCTCCTGCTCCACCTCAACACTGGCACTATCATCCAGGGCTTTGCCAACACCTCTGGCATTACCCACTGGATGCCATTGCCAGCTAAACCGATGCACTAACCCACCAGAAAGGACTACTGCAATGACAACTCCAACCTCAACCCCAGCATCCGAGCGTTCTTCCCATTCCAACCCTGACCCCCTGCGCTATCCATCTGCATATGCCAACTTGCTGAAAATCTTTCACAAGTTAGGCGGAACACTGGATATCCAGCTTCAGTCCACGTCAGAAGTTGCCGCCATGAAGCACAGGCTCTACAGCTACTTCCGAGCATTGCGCAAAACCAGCGGATTCGAGGACTTGGCAGCAATCGCAGACTCTATCGCTCTGCACCAGGACGGCACAACGCTTCAGCTAGTCCCAAAGGAAGGCACCTGGGATGCCCATGCGATCACCAAAGCACTGGAAGCCATCGGCCCAGTCCAAGAGTTGGAGCCACCAGCCCCCGTTAGCCCAGAAGCACGGGCTGCGATGCTGCAAAAACTGAGTGAACTTCGGGCAAAAAATTCCTAGCAGTTCTCGCAAATCCCCCTTGCGCCGCTGGAAGACTTCCTATAGAGTGGAATTTCCCTAGCGGCGCAAGCCCTAGCATGCAGCAGGGTGTAGCGGTGGAACCCAGATAATCCACTAGCAATAGAAAAAGGAATACAGTCATGACGAAAGAAACGCAACCTGAAGCCAAAACCCCCGAATCCGGCAAGACAGCAACCTCTTACTTCCTCGTCCAGATGGATGATGGCCGCAAGGTCGAGTTCAGCGGCAAGCGCCGGATGCTGAAAGAAACCATCCTTGATGACGCCGGCTATCCCAGCATCCGCATGGACTTCGTAAATGGCGAAACCCGCACATTCAAAATCCCTGAAAAACTGCTGACACGCTTCGCTGGCCACGGCGCCGAGCAGAAGTTCGGCGATGAAATCGCGGGCCTGGCTGACGTAGAAGATGCAGTAATGGCCGTGGATGCCCTGATGGAGCGCATGAACACTGGCGAATGGGCAAAAGCCCGTGAATCCAATGGTATGGCTGGCACCAGTACCCTGGCCCGTGCATTGCACCAGCATTCTGGCAAGCCGATGGAACAGATCAAAGCGTTCCTGGCCAACAAGACGCAGGCGGAGAAAGTCGCCTTGCGCCAAAATGCCGCCATTGCCCCTATCGTTGCCAAGCTGGAAGCGGAGAAGCTCGGCAAAGCCAAGTCAGTTGTGAATACCAATGCACTGCTGGAAGAGCTGATGTAAAGATTCAAAGCGTCAGGGGATGGTTGCCCCCAAGTTCCGTAAGTCTGCGTAATTGAGCCTCCGCAGGCTTACGGAATCGCAATCACTAGCCCACCTCAGACGTGGGCTTTTTATTGCCCGGAGTTCAGGGAATGGCGGGGTAACTTGTGTGGATTACAACAGAGTAATTCGTACCAATTACTTACAAAAACACACAGAAACTGGCTTGCAATCTCGCGCAAGTTATGCTATCCTTTAATCGTTAGTAGGGATTTCCCCTACTGACCATTAACCAAAAGAGGCTCAGTCATGGAACAGTTCAACGCAGGAGAATACCAGGAAGCAGAAGATCAATTCAGGGCCCTAGAGGCAGAGGCTCTGGAGGATCTGGAGAAAGAGGCAGCCGAACTGGAGGAAGCAATGTTCAGGGGCTTAGAGGCAGAGGACGGCGAGTTCTCCCTGGACGCTCTTCTCCAGGAGTCCCTACAGGAAGTGGCGGCGGCACAGAAGGCCAAGGCCGCCAAGAAGGCGCTGAAAACCGGCCTGGCGAATGCAGAAGAAGCAGCGATGCTGCAGAGATTCGTGGCGAATTGGGAAATCGGCAGGCTGTGGTTGCCTAGGGCCACTGTGATGATGTTTGACGTGCAGCGCTGCACGACCTGTGGGACGAAGCACAGTCATTTTGTGGGGCGTTTCCAGCGCCAGGAACACCGAACCTCCACGGCAATGCGCTGGGTACGGGCATCAGAAGCCCCAATGCAGGCAGGCTTGACAGAGGAAGTGAAGGAGAATGAACACCTGACAGACCTTTGCGCGAGCTGCTATCGTGGGGCTTGATGCACTGGAAATTGCCTACCTTACAGTACACTGCGCCGATTGGACGCAAACACGCCAAATTGCCCAGGAACCCCAGCACTGGCAGGAGTTAAATCCTGCCATGCCTGAGCATCCCACCACTGGACAAGTCAACAGGTATTTCTTGTTGACAGCCGCAGCTCACATTGCTGTGAGTTCCATGCTGCCGGAACGGCAAAGGAAAGTCTGGCAGTATTTGACCATCGGGGTGGAAGCTGGGATTGTGGGCAGGAACTATTCAATTGGACTAACTGGGAGATTCTGAAATGACTGATGCACAACACGAAGCAAGGATGTTAAATTTTGCCCTGAGAAGCCTAGGCACTATCAAGGGACATCTAAGGTTTTTTCCAGAGGAACACGTAGGAACACAGCTAACAGCACTGGAGGTGATACTGGAAGATATGGATAGAGTGTTACATGAAGTAGTTAAAGAGGCGACGGCAGCCCGCCGGGCCAAAACCACGAAGGAGTAGCAGACATGGCAAGACCAAAAAACACTCTCAGGACAGTCTATTTTAACGTAGGGCTACCTGAGGACTTAGCCGCAAAAGTAAAGCTGCACTTGTATAGTGACCTAGAGGGCAGAATCCCCTTCGGTACGTTGCAGGAGTTCTTCACCAGTCTTGTGCGTGAGCACTTTCGGACTGCCACAGCAGACAAAGCTGCAGACTAACCCCCCCCCCAATTTCCAAGGAAATCAAAATGTCGCCAGTAAGTCAAACCACGCCTATTGCCCTCACTGCGGAGCAGCAGGTCGCAGTAACAGCCCTCATGGACTTCCTCTCTGACCCCAATCCCCCTTCACTGTTCTTCGCCCTGGCAGGCTTCGCAGGCACGGGCAAGACCTTCTGCATGAGGGAAGTGGCAGCAAGGTGCGCAGGCAGCCATAGTAAGTTCGCCTACACTGCCCCAACAAACAAAGCAGCAAAGGTGCTGCGAGGAGTTACAGGGGACGCCTGCACTATCTACTCCCTGTTGGGACTCCGCATTGACAAGAGTGGGGAGCTGAAGAAACTTGTCGGAGGGCACAGCACAGAAGACTTCGCAGAATATGATGCAGTGTTTCTGGATGAGGGGAGTATGGTGGGAACACAGCTGTTCGACCTGTTGCTGGCGAAAGCTGAACAGCATGAGGTCAAAGTTGTATTCCTGGGGGATAAGGCACAGTTGCCGCCAGTAGGAGAAGCCTCCTCCCGTGTCTGGACAGAGGTAACTGCAGGCGCTTCCCTCTCCACTGTCATGCGGCATGACAATCAGATCCTGGCGCTCGCCACGAAGGTCAGGGAAGCCGCGGAGCAGCCATTTCCTTCAATCATACTTGAAAGTGACCACAGCGAGGATTCTGGGGTTTGGAAACTTTCCCGCGCTGCGTTCAAGAAAGCCATGTATGAGGCAGCAATGGCCGGGGAGTTTGCTGATGGAACCAGCAACAAGGTGCTTGCATGGAGGAATGTTCAGGTAGGGGAATACAACAACCTCATTCGCAGCGGGATTTTCGGGGCCGCCGCAGTTCCTGGGTTGTACCTGCCTGGGGATAGGATCGTGGCCACAGCTCCCTGTATGGCCGGGGATATGCCGCTTCTTGCTACTGACGAAGAGGCAATAGTGGAAGGGGTGGCGACCTGTAAGCATCCCTTGTACCCAGGCTATACGGCGCAGGAACTCACCTGCAGGAGTGAGGAGAACAAAGTCATCCGCTTGCTTGTGCTGCATCCAAGTAGTCAGCAGCAATTCAATGAGGATGCAGAGAAGAAGGCAGCAAATGCCCGTACTTCCCCCAAGCTCTGGCAGGCTTTTTGGAAGCACCAGGAACTCTTCCATGCGGTGAAGTACGCATACGCGCTGACGGTGCATCGAGCGCAGGGGAGTACGTATGAAACAGTTTGGGTGGATTATCAGGATATCCTGAAAAACCGGAATCGTAGGGAGGCATTTCAGTGCCTGTATGTGGCGTGTTCAAGACCGACAACGAAGCTGTTGCTGGCGTAAGGGGAATGAAATGGCAAACACCCCAAAGAGCAGCAAATGGCAGCCTATAGAAACTGCCCCAAAAGATCGCAGGGTTCTGGTGGGCAAAGTTGGATATCCGTGGGTATATCCTGCGTGGTGGGATAACCATCGTAATCACTGGACCTTGGCAGACTTCCCCCTGGATTATTATTTGACGCCCACTCACTGGATGGAGTTCCCTGACTCCCCTCAGGAAGACTAAAGCTGGAGTTATACAAGGAGAACTGAATGGACAGACGAATTGGTAGATTTAGGCTAGACCTGGAGCTTATCGAAGCATCCCCGAGAACAGCTAGAGCGATTATGGGGCGATGTATTGTGCTTCAGTGTGAACAGGTGTATTCCCGTCTTGCGCTAGAATACCTGGCCATCTCACCTTATTTTGATGAAGTTCCACCGGGGGAGACTGCGCCTAGGTACATAGTAAATATCAGTGAGAATGGAACGTGCATCAGGTTCGAGCGATGCGATTAACATGCAGCATAATCAGGAGAAAATCATGAAAATGACCGTAACACTCTTTGGCTTTCGGCAAGCCTTCCTAAACGCTGGGCGGAGCAATCATTTCAGTTGGGAAGGGCTAGAAGTTTTGTTTGACTTTCTGAGAGAACAAGAGGAAGATACAGGTATTGAAATGGAACTAGACGTCATTGGCCTTTGCTGGGAGTTTGCGGAGGAAACCCCAGAAGCAATTGCTGTCGCCTTTGGAATCCCCTCGGCATCTGGAACCGACATTACAGAGGATGAGGTAATGGACTGGCTGCAAGACCGGACTATGGTAGTCGGGAAAACGGCCTCAGGGATTATTTACCAGCAGGAGTTTTAATCCAAGTAATCATTGCTTTATGTTGTACGCTGAGGAAGCGCACTATAGGATTATTTGTGCGGATTACTTCATCGTACTCCGCGCAAATAATCCCCTTACTTTCATAACTGGAGACTCAAATCATGGCAAAAGCACCAGCACTTTCAGCTCAGATCCTGGCACTGAAACAGGAGCTCGCGGAAGCCAAAGCAGCCAGAACTGAACTAGAAACCAAACTTCGTATCTCCGACAGCACTAAGGACAATTACTGTAAACTCTGGCTAGAGTCCAAGACAGAATTGGACAACTTTCACGTAGTCCTCGATGTGCTGCCTGGGATTCCCCCGCGCAGGGCCGAAGGTGAATACAGTGACCTTCCCATTGGCGCTCGCTTCCTGAGCTGGGCGGTCTCCCTCTTCATCCGCCGTGCAGGTGCTTCCAATGACTGAAATCATCCCCTCCAAACTCCAGGAATGGCGGCAGAAAGCCGCTGACGGCACAATCACAATTGAGGAAATGCGAGAGGCTATCGCAGCTATCCGTCAGGAGCGTATTGCGGGCAGCATGCGAAGCAGCGCAGCAAGAGACGGGAAGGCTGTGGCCAGGGCAAAGGCAAAGCCAATTGACAGTGAAGCACTACTAGGAGAACTGCTATGACCAGCGCAAGCGCCAGCACCCGCCCCATGTTTCCGCACACTCTGGACAGCACCATCCTGTCGGCTTTCCGCAGCTGTCCACAAAAAGCCTTTCGGCAATATGTGCAGCACTGGAAATCCCGCTTTCCTTCCGTGCATCTTATCGCTGGCGGGGCCTTTGCATCTGGAATCGAAGCCGCTCGCAGGGCGTTTTTCATAGAAGGACGAAGCGCAGAGGACGCCGAAGGCATCGGCCTTGCAGCCCTTATTGCGCACTACGGCGACTTCCCCTGTCCTCCAGATTCCCCCAAATCCCTGGAGCGCATGTGTGGAGCGCTGGAATATTACTTCTCCATGTACCCCCTTGGCGCAGATGGGGCGGAACCAGTCACCTTCGCCAATGGCCACAAAGGCATTGAGTTCAGCTTCGCCGAACCGCTCGACATTGCGCATCCAGTCACAGGCGACCCTATCCTTTACACTGGCCGAAGTGACCAGATCGCTGAGCGCATGGATGGAATCTTCATCTATGACGAAAAAACCACTTCCAGCCTTGGGGCTACCTTTGCACGGCAGTGGGAGATGCGGTCACAGTTCACCGGGTATCAGTGGGCTGCGGCAAGGCATGGGATTCAGGCAAAAGGGAGCATCGTTCGCGGGGTAAGCATCCTGAAAACCAAGTACGACACAATGGAAGTTCCCACGTATCGCAGCAAGTATGAGATAGAGCGATGGGAACAGCAGGTGCTTCGGGATGTGAAGCGGATGATCCAGTGCTGGAAGGAAGGCTACTGGGACTTCTCTCTCGATGCAGGGTGCATGGAGTATGGTGGCTGCCCCTTTGTGGCTGTCTGTAAGAGTTCGCAGCCAGATGATTGGCTCCCTGTGAACTTCGAGCAGCGAGTCTGGGATCCATTGGCGCGCCGAGAACTCAGTGTGAAAGAGTATGAAGAAAGCTGGGGGCATGCGCGTGAGGTAGACGAAGCACCAGCACCAGAGCTTCCAGGAGGGGTTTCCCCGGAACAGGCTGCGAGTCTCTCCGAGGAACTCTCTGGAATGCTTGGGGGTTAAGATGGCTGTGCTCCCATCCCCACTCCCCTACACTCAGCATTTCTTTGTGGAGAACCACTACTTCGGCAGTTGCCAACGCGGTGGTATCCATATGCATGAAGAATACGCAGCTCCACGTTCCTATGCGTACTTCTGCCCAATTTGTGCCGAAGTGTGGGCCAGGTGCCCGATAGAAGGGGGAGGCTCAATGGCAGGAACTTTCCGGTGCATCGAAACTCCCTGTCGAAAGCATACAAAGCACCCTTGGGCAGTCCCCGGTTCCTTGATGTTGCTGTGGGATGCAGAGTTTTCAGAGCTGTTCCCTGAGGAGTTGGTGCGATGGGAGTTTGAGCACCATCTGAGTTACGCGGAGAATATCCTGCTGGCAGGCCCACAGCACTACGAAAGGGAAGCACTACCATGACTACTGTAATTATTTGCTTGAGACTTGCGTTGTTCATCTGGGCTATAGTAGAAGCCGTGCAGGTGCTATCCCGCTGAGCATTTTGGCTATTCGCAACAGGGAGGATTGTGGCCATGATTACTATCGGAATTTGTCTGGGATCTGCGCTGCTTTCGTGGGCTGCAGTTGGTGTCTTATGGGCTGTGGCCGCACTGCTGGTAGGTTGGCAGGAATACAGAACCCACAGATACCATAAATATCTTAACTATTTACAACAGAGGAAGAAATTATGACTGAACCAGTTGCAGTACCAACAACCCCACCTGCTGCCCCCACCGCCTCCAGCGCCCTTTCCGGCGTCAATGTGCTCCTGATGGGGCCGGCAGGTACTGGCAAAACCTACTCCATCGGCTCCCTGGTAGAGGCAGGAGTTGAGGTATTCTATCTGGGCTTGGAGTCCGGGCTGGAATCCTTACTCGGCTACTTCACTGACCGTGGAAAGGAAATCCCCCCGAATCTTCACTGGCACCAATTGGCAGCGCCAAAAGCAAGTTTCAGTGAACTTTTGGACAACGCGACAAAGATCAACACAATGGCACTGGATTCCCTTGCTAAAATGTCTGACCCAAATCGCAGTAAGCACAATCAATTCCTCCTTCTGTGTGCGGCGCTGAATAACTTTCCCGATGACCGTACAGGGGAAAAATTTGGATGTGTTGATACCTGGGAACCTTCCCGTGCCCTGGTAGTGGATGGTATGGCCGGACTGGCCCGTGCGGCAATGTCACTTGTCGTCGGAGGCAAGCCGGTCAAGAATCAATCAGACTGGGGCATCGCACAAGACCAGGTGGAGAAAATCGTGCGTATGTGGACAGACAACTGCCGCTGTCACTTTGTGCTCATTGCGCATGTGGAGAGGGAAACTGACGCGGTGCTGGGCGGGGTGAAAATTATGATCAGCACGCTTGGCAAAGCCCTTGCGCCCAAACTCCCTGCAATGTTCTCTGACGTCGTCCTTACAGTCCGTGAAGGTACGAAATTTTCCTGGGATACGGGGAGTGCAATCGCTGATGTCAAGTCACGCAATCTCCCCATCGCTCAGGGACAACCACAGGACTTCCGGCTTATCATAGGGAAGTGGAAATCTCGAGGAGGTGTACTGTAGCCAATGTGCGTAACTGTAGCAATTCCTCTTGCACCCTGCCGTTAGGGGTGCAAGACTAGCCTCACCCTCTCACGCACCATCGAGAGGGGTTTTTCTCAGCCTCAACCTTAACCTTAACCTTACAGGAACTCTATCATGACTTTTGATGCTAATTCTTTTCTCGACTCCACAGTCTCTGGTGCTAACGATACCAAGGTGATCCCTGTGCCCGTTGGTGAATACATGGCCATTATCTCCAAAATCGCCCCCCGCCAGTGGCAATCGAAAGACGGCACATCCTCTGGTGTTGCCCTGGACATCTTCTGGTCTATCGAAGATACGCAGGTCAAAGCCGAGCTGGGCCGCGATGAAGTCATCTGCAAGCAGGGGCTTATGCTGGATTTGGATGCTAATGGTACGCTGGATATGTCCAAGGGCAAGAACGTAGCCCTGGGCCGCCTGCGCGAAGCCGTCGGCAAAAATGATCCCAGCGAACCTTTCTCCTTCGCAATGCTGCCCGGCCTCTCTGCCCGTGTCAGTGTAAAGCACCGCATGGGCACGAATGACGGTGAGGTGTTTGCTGAAGTCAAAGGCGTTGCCAAGCTGTAACCCCCTGCTGTAATTCGTAGTTGTAGCGCCTTGGGCCAGTTAGGGTTACCCTTCCCTCTCTGGCCCTTTTTTTCATGAAAGGCATTTGCCCATGATTTACACCAGTGACATATCTCAAATTCCCCAGAACTTGCCCCCATTCCGCGCATTGCCTATTGCATCGTGGGTCAATGCTCATTACCGTATAAATCCCTCAAGAATGGCCGGTTTTAAGCCATCTTTGACCCATAGCGCCGTGCCATTGAGGCACGACATTTTCTCCATCCCCTTCAGCCATAAGTGAGGCCATAATGCAGCTAATCGCAGTAGATAAAATCATCATCGCCAAAGACCGTCAGCGGCAAGAGTTTGACCCGCAGGCACTAGCGGAACTTGGCACAACAATTGCCAGTAAGGGACTGATGCACGCACTGGTAGTACGGGAATCTCCCGAAGGCTTTGTCCTGGTTGCGGGTGAGCGCCGCCTTCGAGCCATCATTGACCTGTGGATGCTGGGAGGCCAGTTCCACTATAACAGCCAACCAGTTCCAGAGGGCTTCGTGCCCTATGTCACACTGGGGCAGCTCTCCCCACTGGAAGCGGAGGAAGCGGAACTGGAAGAAAACCTCCACCGCAAAGACTTAAGCTGGCAGGAACGTGCAAGTGCTATGGCCAGGCTCCACAAGCTTCGTTCCCAGCAAGCTCAAGCCCTTGGGAAGCTCCACACAGTGGCGGATACAGCAATGGAGGTGAAAGGTCGCAGTGACGGTTCCTTCCAAGATCAGGTGCGCAAAGATATCATAGTCGCAAACCACCTCCACAACCCTGAAATTGCAAAGGCCAAAACCACTGAGGAAGCATTCAAAATTCTCAAGCGACAGGAGACTAGCGCAAAGAATGTTGCTCTGGCGGAGGCAGTCGGCAGAACTTTCCAGGCTTCTATCCACGAAGTCCACAATGTCAACTGCCTCGACTGGCTTAGGGTATGCCCAGCAGAGCGTTTCGACGTTATCCTCACTGATCCCCCTTACGGGATGGGGGCTGAGGCTTTCGGTGACGCCGGGGAGGGAAGGCTGGCCAATCACAGCCACCACTATGAGGACAGTCACGAAAGCTGGCAAGAGCTAATGCGCCGGTGGTGCCCAGAGAGTTTCCGCGTCACGAAGCCCCAGGCCCACGCATATGTCTTCTGCGACTTCGACCGTTTCCATGAGCTGAAGGCGCTGATGCAAGCCGCAGGCTGGTACGTATTCCGCACACCAATCCTGCACACGAAGCCCAACAGTGGCAGAGTCCCGCTTCCTGACGAAGGCCCACGCCGGCAGTATGAGTGCATCCTGTATGCGATCAAAGGGCATAAGAAAACCACAGCAATTTACCCTGACATTATCGCTACGACAGCCGACATGGGCTTGCAGCACGGTGCACAAAAGCCAGTCGCACTCTATGAGAATCTGCTGATGCGAAGTGTGCGACCTGGGGATGAGGTATTGGATTCCTTCGGGGGCACTGGCACACTTATCCCAGCTGCTCATGCCAAGAAGTGCAAAGCAACGGTGCTGGAAGCTTCCAAGGAATACTATGGAGTGTGCCTGCAGCGGCTGAAAGACGTAGAGGAAGCCGACAGAAATCCTCCTGTTACAACTGGCAAGGCGCTAGGGGATGAACTGGCGGCTTTAATGGGGCTGTAGGCGCTGCCCCTCCCCCTTACACACAGGAGTTATAGTCATATGATACGCGCAGTCGGGCCGAATAATGCGGCCATAGCAATAGTAGGAGAGTTCCCGCATGAGCAGGATGTCGCCACAGGGGAACCATTCCGTGGTATGCCCGGGATAGAACTCACGAAACTCATGCGGGAGGCTGGGATTCCAAGGGAGAGTTGTTACCTGACAATGGTATGCACTTCCAAGGCGCCTTCCGGCAGAACTGGAGGACTTGTAGCGCTGAAGAAAAAAGACATTACTCCAGCCCATGTCTATTACAACGGCAGGATGGTACTGCCCCAGGTAGTGGAGGGGATTGAGCGGCTACGGCAGGAACTCCTAACTCTCAATCCCAATGTTGTCTGCGCCATTGGGGACTTGGCACTGTGGGCACTTACTGGGGAGTGGGGTGCGATGAACTGGAGATCGTCTGTGATGGTCTCCACCCTCATCCCAGGTTTGAAAGTCATCCCTACGATCTCCCCGGCACTTCTGAATATGCAATGGAATCTGCGCCCGATTCTGCTGCATGACCTGAAGCGGGTAGCCAGGCACAAGGACAATCCGCTGGTTTCTCGCACGGATTACAATCTTGTAATACGCCCAAGTTATTCCCAAGCTGCCGACACCCTGGATTCCCTCATCACCTCTGCCTCAGCCGCTTTCAGCACTGGCCACAAGCTCAAACTCGGCGCTGACATCGAAACCCGTGCAGGGCACATTGCCTGCATCGCCTTCGCATGGAGTTCCTCAGAAGCCATTTGCATCCCTCTCATGTGCCAGCACTCGGATGAAGGCTACTGGACTCTGGAAGAAGAATCCCAGCTCGTACTCCGCATGATTCGCCTCATGTCACTGGTGCAAATCATCGGGCAGAACTGGAACTACGATGCGCAGTACATCTATCGCTATTGGCACTTCCTCTGCCCGGACGTACAAGACACGATGATTCAGCAGCACTCCTGCTTCTCCAACCTCCCGAAAAATCTGGCCTTCCTCTCTTCGATGTATCTGGAGGATCACCTGTACTGGAAGGATGATCGTACTAATTGGACTGACGGCCCCAAGGGGGAGGGGGAGGATAAGTACTGGATTTACAACTGCACAGACTCCCTGCGCACTCTTGCGATCCATGAAGTCCTGACACAAGTCGTGAAATCCCTCAAGCTCGAAGCTGTCAACGCCTTCCAGCAATCCCTCGCCCCCTGTGTTCTCAAAACCATGAATCGTGGGATCCGCATGGATACGCGCAGGCGTGCTGCCTTCTCCCAGGAACTCCTGCAGGCACGGGCTGCCCGAGAAACCTGGATGGCAGAAGTCCTTGGCCACCCAGTCAACATCCGTTCTCCTAAGCAGATGCAGGAACTTTTCTACGAAGAACTCGCGCAGAAGAAAGTGCTCAAGCGGAACGCAGAAGGCGGCATGTCACCTACAACCAATGATGAGGCCCTGCACAAGCTCGCAATGCGGGAGCCGATACTTCAGCCCCTCACCCGCACAATCTCTGAACTGCGCTCTCTGGGAGTTTTCAACTCAACTTTCGTGGAGGCGCAGCTGGACACAGACGGTCGCATCCGCACCACTTTCAATATCTGTGGGACTGAGACTTACAGGTTCGCCTCTAGCAAGAACGCCTTTGGTTCCGGGCTGAATTGCCAGAACATCCCGAAGGGCGGTGAGGTCGAAGGCGGCGGTCTGTCCCTGCCGAATGTTCGCAAACTCTTCATCCCAGACCCCGGCATGGCCATGTTCGACATTGACCTAGACAGCGCCGACTTGCGAATTGTAACATGGGAGAGTGGCTGCAAGTGGATGAAAGATCACTTCGCCAATGGCAGGAAGCCCTACATTGAAGTCATGCGGGAGTATTACCACAATCCCAGCATGACAAAGAAGTCACATCCCAGGGAATATGGCATGTTCAAATCACTGTGCCACGGAACAAACTATCTGGGAACCGCGGATGGCATTGCCCCGCGCATCGGACTGCTTGTGCATGAAACCGAGCGAATCCAGAAATGGTACTTCGGGCTTGCGCCGGAAATCAAACGCTGGCAAGAGGATATCAAGAAGCAGGTCAGCGGTCGCCGATACGTGCAAAATGCCTTTGGCTATCGCATACACTTCTTCGACAAGATAGAAGGGACTATCTTCAATCAGGCAGTCGCATGGATACCACAATCAACAGTAGGCTGTCTCATCAATCGTGCCTATGTCAACATCCACAATAACTTGCCGGAGGCTGAAGTCCTACTCCAAGTCCATGACTCCCTGATGGGGCAGGTGCCCATAGAAGGCAAGGAGCACTGGCTGGAGAGAATCGTAGAGGAATCGCAGATCGTCATCCCCTATAGTGACCCGCTGGTGATTCCGGTGGGGATTGTCAGTAGTGAGAAAAGCTGGGGGGACTGTGAGTAGGCTACTGGCTACCACCTAGCCCAGACACCAAACCCAGCAAAGGTATCCAGTCCCCTGCCCTGCACTTGTGTAGCTTCAGCAATAGCTCCCAAGTGCAGGGCTTTTACTTGCAACAATTCCTGCCGTACATACGCCTTCACTGTTGGTTGCCCATCCCGCACTCCAGCGTACATCCCCGCTTCCGAGTGCTGCTGTGCACCCACCCAAGGCAACGGCTCTTCCTTCACATACTGCGTGGTGACTCCAGTCGCTGTGTCCAACACCGCAGTTACCGTTTGCGGATGGTCATTTGCTGCCACCTGGCTCGCACTCACAACCGACTGTGCCGCGTCATCTTGCACAGCCTGCGGGAGTTTCAACTTGCGCTTCACCACCGGCCTGTATGCTCGCACCTTCGCAGCAGGCACCGCCACATCTTCTTTTACATCCTTGCGCACCTGTGGGGCCGCCGCTGCCAGTACCGCGACATCCGGCTTCGGCTCACTCGCCACTGGCTTCAGCAATGGCCAGGAGAAATTCACAATCGCCATTGTGGCTGCAATAACCACCACGACTCCCCCGATCAGGTAATATTTTGTCCTATTGTCCATTCCTCATCCCCTCACCCTTCCATACACTGTTTGTATTCTTGCTGCCTACGCACTACAAGCCCCCCACACAGGTGCCTGTACCTGACATCCGCACAGTCCTTGCCTTGGTAGCGTGTCCAGCGAAGAATCTCCCCACACGCCCCTTTGTAGTCCCCAGCGTTCACCTTCTGCACCAGCCGCGAATTGCAAAAAGCCTT